ATACCATGATGGTCATGGTAATTACAAACAACAATACAGTTAGAAATCGTGCAAAAAATAATTGTCAAAAATACCCTTGACATTTTGCAGTTTGACCATATATAATATATAAATACTATTGTAATTGCTCAAAAGAGGATTACACAATGTTAACCTTGCTAAATTATAGGAGGAAAAGCAAATGACACATTTAGATATATTTGGTCAATTCAGACCGTTCGCAATAGGATTTGATAGATATTTCGAAGACCTCGAAAGAATGTCAAATATTTCACAAACTAATTACCCACCTTACAATGTTGTAAAGGAAGACGATGAACATTTCACCGTTGAACTTGCAGTTGCTGGGTTCAGTAAAAAAGATGTTTCTATCACTAAAGAGAAGAATGTCCTTGTTATTGAAGGTAAAATAGAAGACGAATCCAAGGACTTTGTCCACAAAGGATTAGCTTCTAGAGGATTCAAGAGAAGTTTTACACTTGCAGACGATGTAGAAATCAGTGGTGCAAGTCTAAAAGACGGTATCTTGAAAGTTAGTTTGGAGAGAATTATCCCCGAAGAGGATAAACCAATCTCTATCAAAATTTCTTAAAACCCTATATACAGAATAGACTTCTATTGTTATAATGGGAGTCTATTCTTATTTAAGAGAGGTATTATATAATGGAAAAAATGGTTGGAAGGATTATTCCTAATGTTAATTTTCCTGTCAGAGTTGACGGGGAATGGTCGAGTATAAACACACACGAGATATCAAAGGGTAAAAGAATTATTATATTTGCATTGCCTGGCGCATATACTCCAACATGTTCGACTTTCCAATTGCCTGGCTTTGAAGAATCATATTCTAAATTCAAAGAAAAAGGTATAGACGAGATTTATTGTTTATCAGTAAACGATACTTTCGTTATGAATTCATGGTTCCAAGCACAGGGAATCGAAAAGGTTAAAGCCTTGCCAGACGGTAATGCATTATTTACTGCTGGTGTGGGTGCAAATGTCCTAAAAGAAAATCTAGGGTTTGGAACTAGGTCTTGGAGATATGCAATGGTTGTAAACGACACTGTTCTTGAAAAAGTATTTTTTGAAGAAGGATTCGGAGACAATGTAGAATCAGACCCATACGAAGTTTCTTCACCCGAAAATGTTTTAGAAAATATCTAAAAACCCACTTGTCAATATGACTATGTTTATGTTAATATAGTCATATGACATACTTTCAATATAGTCTCAAAGACCTACAGGAACGCAGTTCCAAAAAAGAATTCAGTTATATTACATTTTTTGCAGGCGGTGGTGGTTCATCGTGTGCATATAAACTCGCAGGTGGTGATGTAAGATACATGAATGAGTTTCAACAGATTCATGTAGACACCTATCTTAAGAATTTTCCGAATACAGTTCACGAGTGTAAAGATATCAAACAAGTCACTGGTGAAGGTATCATGGAACTTACTGGACTCAAAAAGTTTGAGTTAGATATTCTTGACGGTTCTCCACCTTGTCCACCATTCTCTATGGCTGGAACTAAAAGAGAAGGTTGGGAACAAGAGAAAGTTGCATATGGTATGAAACAACAAAACATTGAAGACCTAACATGGGAACAAATTAGAATCACTGGTGACCTTATGCCTAAAGTTATTATATGTGAAAATGTAAAAGGTCTATCCATGGATTATGCAAGAGACCACCTAAACAAAATGGTAAACGATTTTGAAGCATTAGGTTATTCAGTCACATGGAAAGTTATGAAAGGTCATGAACATGGAGTTCCACAGAAAAGAGAAAGAGTATTCATGGTTGGTGTCAGAGACGATGTATTAGATGCAATAGGAATGCCTTTCATGTGTTTGAGTGGATTGTTTCCACAACCAAGTGAAGAGAGAACAAGTATCGGGGAAGCCATTGACGATTTACAGGACGACCCCGAAAATATCGAAGATGCAAAATATCTAGAACAGGCAATGATTGAAAGTTCAAAAGGTCATTGGGTGCATGGATTTGAAAAACACCCCGACCCCGAACTATCACACTGCACTCCCTGTAAAGGGATTGACGGAGTAAACGGAGATAACATGTCTTATATTTCTATAGGAGACCATATTGTAAAACCATGGTATCAAGAAAACATAAGACTAGGAAACATTCCACCCGAGAATGAAAAACATTCTTATTACATGTCAAGGATTGTTCCTAAAAATCTTCCAGCTCATTCACTAACAGAACAAGGTTGTCAACCAAAGTTTATGGGTGGTAATCATTTTCATTATAGTGGAAAGAGAATATATACTCCAAAAGAAATGGTAAGACTTATGTCTTTACCAAATGATTATAAAATGACAGGTGATTATAATGATAAAGGTGCAAGGATAGGACTTATGGTTGCACCACTATGTCTGTATTACCTAGTAGAAGAGGTGAAAAAACAAATATTAGAACCATGGAATTCGTTGCAGAAAAAGATTTAGGATATAAAGAAACACACGAAAAGTTTAACGGTAAATGGTTAGACGAATCAGATTATGATACTTTAGTATCTTCAATAGGAGTGAATGAGAAGGTAATAAAAGTATCCAAACCAGTTGCTTCTATAGACGGAGACAGACCACCACTTGCATATATTGTTAAAGGTGAGTATACTGGAGACATGTATCAACAAATAAAAGATACATTGTTTTCAATTGACGATGTATCTACAATGAGAGCAAATGCAGCTGGGCCAATCGACCATGAAGAAATGAAAAAGAAAGGTTTGATTGAAGGAGTTCACTACAAATTAAGAACACCTAACTCTTACTATCCTCTTAAAAAGAATGGTAAATTCAATCGTATTGCAGAATCAAATGCAATACATTCTGTATTGATTGGATACAAGAGAGGAAGATTTACTGGAATGATAAAACCAAGTGGTTGGATGGAAAAGAAATCTAATCAAGAGAAGTGGGAAGTATTACAAAACATTGCACCATTAAATGAAGGTGCATTAAAAGTCGCAGCTCCCGATATATGGAGAAGGCAGAGAGCCTTTGCCGATAACTATATTGAAAGTAAGTATCATATCGGGGGCGCACCTATCACAGCTTTATCTGCAAACAGATATTCTAGTGAAGGGACTGCAAAAATGTCTGCACATGTTGACGGTAAAGATTTAGAATTTGGAATGACAACAATGTGTGTCTTTAGAATTGGAGATTTTGAAGGTGCAAATTTATGTTTTCCTAGATATGGACTTGCAATCGAAGCTGACGATGGTGATGTATTGATTGCAGATTCAAATGAATTACATGGGGTCACGCCTATTCGTGGAAATGGAGTGAGACTTTCATGTGTTGCATATTGTGATGAACATGTTGCAACAATGGGTATCGGTGGTAAATCAGAGAATCCGATTGGGCCACATAACAAAGACAAACACGGGAGTTTAGATGGATTTTTCTAACGCAATAAATCATTACGAGACCTCATTAAGAGGATTGAACACTGCTGGATTAGACGGGACATATCCCGAAGGTGGTGCAATTAGAGGTGGTTCGGGTAAATTATATGAAGAAATACCTACTATGATAATCAATGAAATTAATCCTAACTTGATTGTAAAACAAAGAGATAATCTAATTGCAGAAGCTGGTGGATATATTAATGACGGGATACAGGTTGACTTACATGTTTATGAAAAGGATAAAATAAAATTTTTAGTTGAATGTAAATCGTATATCGATTCAAGTATGTTAAAGAGAGCAATCTTTGACTTTTTAGAAATCAAGAAAGTTCTAGGAGATTGTCCTAGAATAATATCTACAGGACAACTTGCAATCAAAGAAGCAACACTAAATTATCATAGAGAACTTGCAAAAGAACTTGGAGTTCCTTTTGAGGTGTTTGTTCTCAATTCTACTAAATTCAGAAGGAAGGGTCAAAGTGTTGCCAAGACATTAGACCCTTTAGATAGAAATGCATTAGATTTACTAGGTAATCATATAAGGAACATATCGTGATTTTTTTGATTGGTGGTATTCCCTGTAGTGGAAAGTCAACATTAATGAGAAATTTACTTTCTCGTTTACCCGAGGAACCAAATCTTATTGAACCTAAAAAATTATTCAAGTGTCAAGAACATGGAGATATATTAGTTGTAGGTCAATATCCCGAGGGTGAAACTTTCGGTGGAACAGATAAATTATCTCATGGTTCTATACCTCATTTCAGAGAGTTTATTGACGAGGTCACGCCGAGATATAAACATACACTCATAGAGGGTGATAGATATTTTCGTAATGAAGATATAGAATGGTTGTTAGATAATCATGAAGCAAAAGTTATTATACTAACTGTTCACATAGATATAGAACATGATAGACATAATTTGAGAGGAGATACACAATCAGAAGTATGGTTGCAAGGTCGAAGAACTCAAATAGATAATATTAGAAAGAACTTTAATCTCATGGATAGATTAATCATACATGATAATTATGATATACAACAATCTATGAAAATGGAAGATTACATATATGGACAAATTATTCGGTAAGGTTTATAGGGTTGTAGAAAATCCACATGAGAAAGACGCTGCAATAGAAATTATTGATGGTGAATGGAAGGATTTAGTTTACCAATATGGTAAAGTGGAGTTTGTTGATAGTAAGAATCATTTAAACTTTCAAAGAACTATTCGTAGATTACCCGAAGGCGGTGACATGGACGAACTCCTAAATAATACCAAACTCAACAATCTTATGGGAGACATACTTGTTGAACTTATGCAAGAACAAATCGAGAGGGATAAGCATGAACATAGAAAAATTGAAGGAACAAATAAAGCGACATGAAGGTGAAGTATTGGAAGTATACGCAGATTCATTGGGTTATCTTACACTGGGTGTTGGACACCTCATACAACCTAATGACCCCGAACATGGGCAACCAGCTGGAACTCCAGTAAGTCAAGAAGTAGTAGATAAATATTACGAAATTGATTTCGATAAACATTTAGAAGAAACTAAACATGTTGTAGGACATGATGTTTTTGACGGACTTCCTGGCGAGATACAAGAGGTATTAGTTAATATGTGTTTTAACCTAGGTGGAACTAGACTAGGTAAATTTAGAAACATGTTGAATGCAGTGGAAGACCACGATTGGGAAAGAATGGCAGTCGAGATGGAAGACAGCCGTTGGTTCAAACAAGTCGGAAGAAGGTCTATTGAGTTGCAAGAAATTGTGAGAAATGTATGAACCAATAAAAGGATACAAAGTTAAATGTATCCGTCTCAACACTGGTGAGGTAATCATGGGTTTTGTAAAACCCGAAAAGAATGGTTATAAAATCATAGAACCTCAAATTATATTAACAGTTGCAGACAATAACCAAATGGAAGTAAACTTTGCACCATGGATACCATATGCAAGAGACTTCCATTTTAAAGTTTTAGACCAACAAATACAAACAGTATTTGACCCAAACCCTACTCTCACTCAAAACTTTAAGAGTGTGACGGGCAATCAACCAAGAGGCGATTTAATAGAGTTTATAAAAGAGGAGAATAAAGTAGAATGATAGATTTTCATAACAGAGTTTTATCTGCACAATTGAAACAAGCTGACGCAATGATTGAGAAACATAAAATCAATATTGAAGTCTTGACAAAAAATGCATCAGGTGTTGCAGACCACCCCGATATAATGAAGACTGTTGAAGACGAATTAAACAGTATAGGTCATTGGGAAGAGATTAAGTCTGTAATCAAAAAACATTTCGATTTCGAGAACAAAAGAACCTTGACAGAATAGACCGTCCCTAGTATAATTATATTATGGATTTCTATACAAGTGTTTGTCGCACGAGAGACAAGATTCTCGTAAAAGGTTATAAAGGAAACAAACAAGAAAAACTTGCAGTTTCTTATCGACCTAATCACTATATCCCCTCAAAGAAAGGAGAAACACCATTCCGTGCATTAGACGGAAGACACCTTGAAGCAGTAAATCTAAACTCCATGGGTGGTGCAAGAAAGTTCAGAGAGAGATATGCTGGAGTTGACGGATTTGAAATTCATGGATACGACAGATATATCTACACCTATATTGCAGATAAATTCAAGGGTGATATAGAATACAATCAGAAACTAATCAAAACTGCTTCTCTTGATATCGAGTGTGAGTGTGAAGACGGATTCCCCGAACCTATACTTGCAAATGAAAAAGTCAATGCAATATCAATCAAACCCTTTGGTAAAGAAACCGTGGTCTTCGGTATCGGCCCATGGGAACACAACAGAACAGATGTAATCTATCACAATTGTAAAAACGAAGCACAACTTCTTATAGAGTTTATCAAATACTGGAGAAAAGAATCTTTTGATATTATCACAGGTTGGAATGTAAACAGTTTTGATATCACATATCTTTGTAATCGTATCGATAGGATACTAGGAGAAGACGAACATAAAAAACTATCACCATGGAATCAATCAGATGTTAGGGAATTTGTTGCACAGGGTTATCAAAAACAAATGGTTTATAACCTTTATGGTATTAATGTTCTTGACTATCTCGAACTCTACCGCAAACACACTTTTGTAAATCAAGAATCATACAGACTAGACCACATTGCAAATGTCGAACTCGGTAAAGGGAAACTCGACTATTCAGAGTATGGAAATCTACATACCCTTTACCGACAAGACTATGCAAAGTTCCTTGAGTATAATGTCCAAGATGCTGTACTGGTCGAAGAACTAGAAGAGAAACTTGGGTTGATTGAACTGGTGCAAGCCATGAGTTACAATGCAAAGTGTAACTACAATGATACTTTCGGTATGGTGAAGTATTGGGAAACAATCATTTACAACTTCCTCAAAGAACAGGGAATACAAACCCCACCACAAAAACTAAAGACTGGTAACGACAAGATGAAACCTATCATAGGTGCATATGTCAAGGAACCACTGGTGGGTGGTCACAACTGGGTTGTATCATTTGACTTGAACTCACTGTATCCACATATCATCATGCAGTACAACATCAGTCCTGAGAAGATGGTGAAGGAATACAAAGAAGATGTATCT